AAGCTATATAAGTAACATACAGGGTTTTAAAGGGATTTAAACAATGGGGAAATAATTATTTAAATAATTATTTTTATATTAAATAAATATTTTATTATATATATAGAATAATTTTTTCTAAAACTAAATATAATGGAGAAGTTAACCGAAGATATTAAAAGAAAAATAGGATTAAATGCTGGATACATACTATGGGATGACTTGAGTGAGGAAGAAAAAAAAAATGCGTGGTCAAATAAGTTTAATCATCATTATCATTCATATTCAGTATCAGATGCAAAAGATAGCTTTCCGCCTATGTTGAGATATAAAAGGGTAGGTAAAGGTTATTAATGTGATTATATAATTAATTTGAAGACGATGAAACCTACAAAGAATAGTCCAAATCAAAAATTAATTTCGCAAGACATTATTACTTCGATTCTGCTCTAGGTGATTGTGGTTCTCTTTCATCTAATTCTACTTCGTTTTCAATATCACGTACAATTTTAAAACAACATACATTTACCTCTTTACATTTTGACTTATAACATAGTTTTGCAATAGCTAATATTAATGCGATCCCGCTTGATATTACAAAAGTTAAAAATACTTCTGTAATTTCCATTGATATATATATTTTTATTTTTTTATATTTATTTTAAATTATTTATGATAGCAATGTTAATGTGGTTGTTGTGGTAGTTCCATTATAAGCAATGTATCGAACTCCTGCCAATTCAGACTGTACAGAAACAGGTTGATAGATATACAAAGAAATAGTGCAAAATGCTTCTCCAGTAGTGTATGCTACATTATAAGAAGTTACGAATTCAGATTGTGAAGTTGTAGCAATTGGAGAAAATGAAAATGCGATATTACTCAATGTTGAACCAGCAGGAGGAGCAACTGGCAAAGTAAAAGAAAAACCGGTAACTCCTGAACCTGCAATGCTTAAAGGATTTGAAAAATTAACAGTACCACCCCAAAGACCACCTACAAATGAAGGAGACGACACACTTGTAGTTCCATCCAAATATGGAGCAGTAACACTTCCATTTGCGAAAATATTAGTATTTGCCGTTATAGTATTATTTGAAGCCAAATAAGCACTTGTAATAGTACCGTTAGCATTAACATCATTTTCTACTGATAGACTGTTAACAAGTAGCGAGGTTGATCCATTGAATAGACCGTTTAACTCATTGATGAGCGGAGGATTTAAAATTGTTCTTGCAGACATTTTGATTTGATTGAAAAAATTAAATTGTTATATTATTAAAAAAAATAAAAATCTAAATTAATATTATTTATTAAACACCGATCATTTTATTTTGGTCAACACGATCCAAAATGTCAATCATATGTTCATCTAAAAGATTTAATCCTTTTGCTGGTATTATTAAATCGTGACTTCTTTTAGTTCCCCATAATCCTGCACTTACAATATCGCGTGATGATCTTATATTATACTCGTTTTTTAATGGTTTTTCTCCTTTATATGCAGGATTTAATGTGATTATTTCTTTTGTATCTTTTCCTAGTTCTCTTGCGAGAGCGCTTCCTTGACTATGACCAATAGTTGATATATTTTTTGCACCATATTTTTTTTCTGCCAATTTTTGTGTTCTTAAGCCTTCTTGATATCTTTTTGTTGATTTATATTTTCCAACCGCATACATTAAATTATTTGACCAATCCTTTAATGTTCCTTCTGTGCCACGATGTGCAACAACTGCCTGCCCACTGATTGGGTTATAATATACTACTGCATATGGTCCGCTTAATTCTTTATCTAATATAAAATCATCAATTTTTTCAGGAGGGGATTCATCCCCTTTAACCCCGATGCCTATGGAATGGCCTTTGTAACTTGCTTTTAACATTCTTTTTATATGGTTTATAGACAATGATCCACCTAGCACTGCGTAGCGGTCGCTTTTGGGGTCAGCCCTTTTTTTAAAAGGGTGTAGACCGTCACCACTTAAAACATATTCTTTTTCTTCAGGTATTAAATCTTGAAAAACTATTTCTTCCCATAGTTCTTGGGGTTCGCGCCCCACTCCCTAATATGGAACGATTTGAACATTTTCAAGAAATTCTTCACTTTCTGGAGAAACATATTGACCTCTTTCATTTCTTACTCTTCCCATTCTTCGTGGTAAATTTATACCAAGACCTGAGGAACTCATAGATAATGGTCTAGGAATAGATGATGAACTATATGCATATCTAGGCACAGAAACAGGAACCAATCCAAGTTCGGGATGTTGTTCAACAGTTTCCACCATCTCTGGCATAATTGCCTCCCTCATACCGGTATATGGAGCCATATGAAACTCTCTATATTTTTTAGGTTTATGTAAATCGAATGTGTATTCTTTCGCAGCCCACATTGGAAAATGTTTAGCCTTCAACATTCTGATATGTTGATCTCTATCTGCGATCATATACGGAATGTCTGCACCGTGACCCATTTCAATAGCTTGTTCAATTGCGACGGTTTCCTCTGCGGTTAAGTGTTGAAGTCTATTTTTTGCTATATCCTTTAAAAAATTTTGATATTGTTTAACATACATTTTATAACCTGGGGTCTGTCTTAATCTTTTACGTTGTTCAGTTGCGACTCTTTTCGCCTCTTTTCTCATCTCTTTAATATCACCTGCAAGATCAGAAGTATAAAAAATATTAGCACCAGGTGCCTCTTTTTTTGCTACTCCTTTTTTAGAATATAAAGCTGGTCTTTTTGGCCCTCCTTTAAATCCTTTTCTTCCTTTTGGTGGTGCACCACCTAATAGAAGACCACCCAATGATGGATGAGCACCGAATCCAGTAAGTCCACCGTGCATTTTTTTATTAAATTTTGATTTGATTGAAAAATTTTAATTGTGTATATTATTAAAAAAAATAAAAATCTAAATTAAAAATAAATAATTGTATACAATTTATCTAATACATTCCACGAATTGCTCCACGAATTGCGTGACGTGGATACATACCAGATCCTGATATTTTGTTAACCGCTTTTGTTGTCAATGCTCCAACAATTGGTTTTGAAACTGGTGAAATATAATCAAGAACTCCACGCATATCGTGTTTAAAATCTGACCAAGTATATTTTCCTCCAGAATAACCTTTTCCGCGTGCGTTTCTTTTCAATGTTTCTTCAGCAAGATATGGGACTTGTGAAGCACTTGCTACCATATCCATTGTAACACCACCGGTATGAATATCAATGTTTCCGCTTCCACTTGTAGTGATCCATCCATCTGTAAGAGACACAACTCTAATAGTGCAATTAGTGAAGTCAATTCCTGTGTTATTATAAACAGTAATATTAGCAGAAAAGTTAGAACTTTCAATTTCTCCAACTGTAGAAGTAGAAGGAAGATTTAAGTCTTGAGCAACTGATAAAAGAAGAGGAGCACCACCAAGAGTAGTTTTAGTTCCGGTACTATCAACAACAGAAGCACCAGAAAAGCGAGGCCAATCAGCAATTCCTCCATTTTTCTTGTAAAGTTGCCACAATTGAAATTGTGAAGCTTGACCAAGTACAGCCTGTCGCATACCAATGTTAATATTAATATTAGTAATTGGAAAGAAGAAATCAGGAAGAGATGGAGATACTTGTGTCAAACTTTCAACTGAAGGAATAGCATATATAAGAAACATATCTGGAATAATAGACAATTGTTGTGTATTTGTTGATACTTGAACAGATCCACCAGCAGGAAGAGATGCAATAGTTGTATCAGTTGACTGAATATATGAATAATTATAAGAAGTTGGTTGTGTTCTATTTGTAATAGAGTTCTCAAATGGTGCAACAAATTGGCACAAAATTGATTGAGAATTAAAAACCGCCGAAACATTTGAAACGGTAGCACCATATGGAATAGAATATGATAACATTCTTTGTAAATAGTTGAAAGACATTGTAACAATAACATTAGTTAAGTTAAAAATTGCCTTTTGTGGGTCAGCCGTTGCATTATAAAGAAAAGGTGAAGCAATTAAATCTTCTACAATGTTAGCGGTAAATGTCAATGTGGTATTTCCATTGCTTACAACGGGAGATGACATTTGTTTAGTTCTTACTGTATTAATTGAACTACTTTGATTTTCATCAAGAGTGTTAGCAAAAGGTGATGATACAGTTCCAACAAGTGGTTCATACGATGTTGTAAAATCAGGAGCGGATGCAGTACCACTTTGGTTTTGTCTTTGTGCCATTGAATCGTTATTGTAGTGCAAAAATGCAGATGTATATAGATTTGGAGTAATCTGAACACCGTTAGTACCCAATTGCACATTTAAATTTGTCAAACATTGATTAATTGGGAAAGCACGAAGAGACAAACATTGTTGATCTTGAAAAAGATTTAAATTTGTACCAGTGATTGTGAAAGTCAAACTTGCTTGAAATGCAAGCGAACGAGAAAGACCAAAACCAGGAGTAACTGGGATTGTAATAACAGGATTAAGAGAAGGTTGTGGAGGAGGAATTTGTTGATATTGGACAGATGGAACGCTTTCATATACAACGAGTGTAGGCTCAGAAATGTCAACACGTCCATCGATAGCTTTTGCTAATTTCATTTTTGATTAAAAGATTTTATGAATTTAATTATGTTTATATACTATTTAAAAAAATAAAAATCTAAATTAAAAATAAATAATTAGATTATTTACTTGTAACAATTGCATATGATCGCTAAAATCAATCAGTGAGTTGAACCCGATTCGATAATATCTTTGTGTGTAAATGTTAATTTTAATGAACAATTACGCAATCCCCAAGTTTGTAATGGTATAGATTGACCTTGTAAATTTTGCCAAAATACACCAACAGAAAACTGTGTAATCGGTGATGATCCGCCAAGTTTAACAGGTGATGAATATAAATCCGATGTAGCGCTATAACTAATAGGCTGTTGAAAAGCAGAAGCTCCACCTTGTGAGTAATTTACTAAAAAATCCATCAAAATTGGTGTTGTTTGATTATTAAATGCATCACCTACTAAATTTAATGGTAAATCTGATAATGTAGGATAAGCCAATGGTAATGTTGTTATTACTTGTATTTTAGATAATGCAAGGAAACACCAAGGTGATGATATATCTTGTGTCATTTGTATTATTGATGTTGTTGGATCTGCTGGATAAAATGATGGTGGAGAGTTTTGTGGTGAATAATTTATTCCGTTATTTTTAATTATTAACAATACATCTTGACCATTTGGTGTATTTGTAGAATTTGATAATATATTAATCGCCCAACCTAATAAATAAGGTCTATAACAATTGTTAAAATAAATATTAATAATATCGGTAGGACTATTTTCATCATAAAATGACATAGGGAAACAATTTATTGTAAATAATTCACTTGTTGGGTTCCAAGTCATATATGGTGGATCAATAGGTAAAACATTACCGCTTGCTACATTTAAATTATTATATGCAGTTGATAATGCTATATTTACCATTTGCGTAATTGTGTCAAATGAAAATACATTTCCCCATCCATTTTGCGGTTGTGATGATACTGGTGTTGTAGGAGGTGATACTGTTTCATCATCGTTTATAACACGAAGAAAAACTTGACCTGAATTAAATCCTTGATAAGTTAAGTAAACAGAGTAAATAGTATTATATCCATCATTATATGGTGCGGTTGTGTTTAATTGTGGTTGCCAAAGCGGTATACGATTTGTGCAAATTATCATTCTTGTTATTGCTACATAATAATCTTGTGGATTTGAAAGAATAACTCCTGCACGATTTACGAGTGTTGAAACATTTGACAATCCATTTGTTAATGTTGAAAGATTAACCTCGAGTGAAAAAATTGAAGGTTGTGACATTATTCCCACTCCGTAGGGGTTGGTTTGATTTTAAGTATTTTTTGCGACCGCTATGCAATGCGAATTATTTTATTTGAATATTATTATATATTATATTATATATTATATTTTAAATAAAATATTTGCAAGTAAAACTTTTTTAAAAAACTCTTTCTTTCAAAGAAAGAAAGGAGACAAAGAAAAACAATAGCAACGCCTACGCAGTGGCAATGTCACTAATATTATCACCATTAAATAAAAGAGAAATTGGGCTTCGTCCTATTGCTGTTGTACAAGAAGTGGATACATCCCCTTTAACCCCTAACGGCGACCGCTACGCAGTGCGTTATGAATCACCTGTTGGAATGTTAAAAGTTAGCGAAGATAGTAGAGGTGAAAAATTAATTGAATTACCTAACGAACTTCATTTTACTGTTTGCCCAGAAACTCGTGAAAATTTAACTGATAATATATTTATCACTGGAGGTGCAGGAAGTGGAAAATCAACTTGGTGCGGTGCATATTGTAGAATTTTCATTGAAATGTTTCATCCAGATCCGCAATATATTACAATTATATCTTCAGACGATGTAGAAGATCCTGCTTATAATTTTCCACATAGACATATTAAAGTAGATGATGAATTTGCATTAGATCCTCCTTCATTAGATGAATTAACAAATCCAGATGGTAGATCAATTGTAATATTTGATGATATTGAAGGAATAACAGAAAAAAAGAAAGAAAAAGCTATTCAGTCTGTTGTTGAAAGTGTTTTAACAATGGGTCGTAAGCGTGGTATAAATTGTCTATTTATTTCACACAGATCTGCGAATGGAAGACAAACAAAAATGATATTGACAGAATTAAATGCAGTTGTATGGTTCCCTAAAATTAGTAGTTCAAGAAATTTAACATATATGTTACATCATCATTTAGGTGTTCCAGAAGGTATGAGAAATGCATTAAAGACTGAAGGATGGGGTAGATGGGTATGTTTGAAAACTTCAGCACCTCAAGTGTTAATAAGCGAAAAAAGAAGTTGTATATATGATTATGACGAAGTAGACAAAGCATTGAAAAAAAGAACAATAATTGATAAAAAACGAGCACAAAAAGAAGCTGTTGAAATGCTTGAAGATAATCTTTAGGTGTGTTTAGGGGTTATACCCCTTTAACCCCATTTTAGCGATGGCTATGCAATGCCTGCCACAATTGATTTAAATATCTTATATTATCTTCAATGTTATTGTAAGGTCCCCAAAGTAATACCATACTAAACAAAGAAGGTGATGGAACTAAATTATCTATCAATCTTTTTTCGCTTAGATTTCCTAGATGTCTTGAAATATAAGCCATTCTTTTACTTTTATCGTGATGGTCAATATAGGTAGATCCTGTATCAAGTCCAAAATCATAATGTTTACCATTATCCATATATACACGAAATCTTTTATTTTTTTTTGGTGAATTTGTAATATTTATTATCATTTTTTTTAAGTTTATATTTATATACTTATATATAATGAAATCATTTTTAAAAATATTTATACCTTATATTATAATAAATGAATGTCTCACTTACGGATACGCAAATAAAAAATTTATTGGACAACGAAGTACCAGTAATGCCATACTCGGAACTAATCAAAAAAGGGTTAATGAATGTATTAAGAAATAGCCCATCAAAAGCTGTTGTGTTTCTTGTTAGAAGTTCGCAAAAATATGGACATTGGTGTTTATGTTTTTTAAAAACAAGCGGATCAGAACAAGGAATTCATTGCTATGATTCATACGGTAATAAACCAGATTCAAATGCTTGGAAAAATAGCTTGTCCAAAAAAACATTAAAACAATTACATCAAGAAAATCCTTATTTGTTAAGTCAATTATATGAAACTGGTAAACCGATATATTTTAATGAATATCAACATCAAAATTATAATCCAAATGTTACAACTTGCGGTCGCCACGTTGTTTGTCGTGCATCTTTCACTGATTTAGACACAGATGAATATAATAATCTTATTACAAGCAAAGGAATTACACCTGACGAACTTGTAGTAAAAATGACAGATGAATATATTTAGGGGTTCCACCCCTTTAACCCCGTAATTTTTTGGGTAAAGCCTTTTTTCAAAAGGGTTATTTATTTAAATTAAAATATTATATTTTTTTTAATATATATAATTTAAAAATGTCAATCAGAACTATTTTAAAAAACGGAGTTTTCAAGTTCGACACTTCCGGAACTACTGGACTTGCAACTAATCAATTACAATTAAAAACCGGCGCCGGTATTGTTTTTTCAGATGGCACCACTCTCACAACTGCAAGCGGTGACATTGGCCCGACAGGACCAGCAGGACCTCAGGGTGAAAAGGGTGATATGGGAAATACTGGACAAACTGGTCCACAGGGAGAAAAAGGGGACAAAGGAGATACTGGAGCAACTGGAGCAAAGGGAGATAAAGGTGACACCGGAAATGTTGGCCCAACTGGAGCAACTGGTTCGTTTTCAAGTGCTTTAACCTCAAATATTCAAGGTACACAATATCAAATTAATTTTGATTATGATGGTCTTTATTCTTCACTTGATAGAAATCTTTTAAGACTACAAGGAGGAGGTAAAGAAACTATTTTAAATGCAAATGATTTACTTTTTAATGGTTTAAGTGTACAAACTCAATTGTTAAATTTATCCGCATATCAACAAAGTCAAACATTTGTTTATTCTTCTCCTGCTGTTTATGCTGATGGTGCCCCACCTGCAACTATACCGGACACTTTATGGAATACATATGCATACCAAGGATGGTATTTTATCAATTCATCAACTGGTTTAAAAATTAATTGGTATATGCCACCCGCTGTTAATATGACTGTTGGTGATTTGAAGGCTCTATATTTTAATATTTTCAATGCAAGTACAACATCAAATGATAATACTCCATTTTTAACTGTATACACAAAGCCTACCGGTTCTGGAGACTACCGCCCTTGGTATCACTCAAAAAGAACATATGTTTTCAATCAATCTTTTACACCTGTTGCTAATACACAATATACTGGATTTTTAAATAATGCAGGTTTAGCAAATCCACCCGTTTATGGTTCAACTGTTATACCATTAGTTGTATCAACTGTCGCACCTTTTCCAACTGGTCCATACTCAGATAATGAACAAATATTATTTTTCAGTTTTGGAAGTAATAGCGCATCACCTGTTAATTCTGTTGAATTTATTTTATCAAGTGTCAACATCGTCAGAAGTTCCGGAACTCAAAGCTTCCAATTTATGATGACATAGATAAATATTTGGTGGAATCAATTCTTCTTCCTTTAACAAGTTAATCGCATTATTAATTTTATTTTTTTTTGATTTTGATTGATATACTTCATTCATTTTTTTCAAAATTTTCTCCTTATTTTTCTCATAATATTTACGATTATATTTGTATCTAATATTGTCAAATGGTAATCCATCTTCATATTTTGATGGCTTTCTGATACCCTCCGTTCTCTTCTTTCTTTGCTTTTTTGTGATTTCCACAATTTCAACATCGTTGATTTCAATTTTATTGGACATCTTAAAAAATTTTTTATTATATATTATTATAATTTTATTTATTTAATATAAAAATAATTATTTAAATATTTTATCTAATCTAATTTCATACATATTTTCTTCTATTTTTTCATTTGGTGTCTCATTATGTCCTAGTGGGTATGAATCATTATTATCTTTAAAATATCTATTTCCATCATTCATTTTTATTATCTTCTTATCATTTATAACGTGCTCAACTGTTCCTTCATTTAGATTTCTAACAAATTTAAACGGTCTATTATTTTCAATTGGTAATGTTTTTAACATACTTTTAAAATCATTTTTACTTAAAGTATTTGTGCAACATCCCTTTCCTGTAAAATGTTGTTCAATTTCTCCATTTGGTAATAATAGTTCAATATATTTTACTTTTTTTGCAGTAAATGCTCCATATATTATTTTACCGTTATAATCATTTGAAAATTCACCCAATTCTTTACCCCATTGAATTAATTCGTGATATTTATTATCAATGTATAGACTATCCGTATCTGTATAATATGGGTCTGTTTTTGTTAGCATTTCGTACATTCTTAGTTTTGAATAAGATAAAACTAAACCGCCAAGATGTGGCATTTCTCTTACAAAATCACCAATATTTCCTTTGAATGCGTAAAATAATAAATTGTTTTCTATATCCGCCTCCATAGTCCAAGTACCATTTTTATTTTCTGATTTTGCTTTTGCAATTTCTTCTTTATCTGTAATAGTAAAATATAATTCATTTTTAGTTCTTTGTAATGTTTTACCATATATACTATTCAACATTAATTTTGCATTTCCATATTGTGGGCTTCCTTTTTGACTATTTTTCTTAATATTATAAAACTCTTCTATATACTCCCTAAAAATATAATCTGATTTATCCCAATAATAACCTGATTTGATAATAACTTTGTAACCGTATTTTCTCATTTGCTCAATATCTACACTATTATATACAACTTTATCAACATCAAATAAGTTATACGAATTATGTACTTTATCATTACATACTGGGTATTTAATATCTTTAGGTTTAATTACTTTACATTCATAATAACCTATTTTTTCGTTTATGTATTTCAATGTGAATTTTGGTTTTCCTAATGGATATTTAAAATTCCACATTGCCCAAGGGTATAAACTATTAATGTCGGGGCTCTCCATAAAATGATCAACATCATCATATTTTAATTTTCCCGACTTTATCATATCATATTGTTTACTTTTAAACTCTCTTTTGAAAACTTCAGTTCTTCCTCCGTTATTTCCTCTTCTGTAGAAATCACTCATTTCTTTTGAAATCATTTCTGGTAAGTCATAATTGTTAATTTTCCAATAATATTTTAATATTTTCATAGCTCCTTGTGATGATGTGAATAAATCAAGGAAAACAATACCTCTTTCCGTATATGGTAATTCTAGTTTTTCATATAATTGATAAGTTCCTATAACATCCTTTCTACAATATTCAATCAAATCTTTTTTGAATTTTTCGGAATTATCTTTTCCTATTTTATCATAATCAATATTTCCTTTTGATATTTCGCAATTATAAGCTTCTAAGTTATCGGATAATTTTCCGGTTGTAAAGTTCATTAAATCAATTATTTCAATTGTTTTTCCGTCAATAATAATCCTTCCTCTCATCACTTTATTTGCTCCATTTCTATATTCAATTAAATTTCCGCCCTGCTTTATTATTTCCTTCTTTAACAAAATATAATCAAAACTACCGGAATTATAACCTATTAAATGTGTATAATTTTTTCTCTTTAATAGTTTAATAAATTCACTTGTGCTATCTTCTCCATAGTATGAATTATAAATATATTCATTATCTTTTTTATGTGCAAATCCTATTAAATATGGAATATGAAATATTTTTGATTTCTTAACTTCTTTTTCTTCTATTATTACTTCTTTTTGTTCAGTTTCTATGTCAAAAACTAATACTTTATATTTCTTTATTGCTTCTATTGCTTTATCCTCTTGTTCCTTTTTATAATCTTCAGTTCTCATGTATATTCTTTCTAATTTCTTTTTTTGATTATTTTTTCTTGTTTTTCTTTCTTGTTGTTCTTGATATTCTTTTGTATTTTTGAACTCTTCTTTTTCTTTCTCTATTAATTCTTTTGATTTGCAAATAATGAAATGATTTTTATATAATAATATAAATTCTTTTTCATCTCCTGCTTCTTCTAAATTCTCAAATACTGGAACCGGAGGATTATATGCCTTCATATCTGTAATACTCATAAATCCACTTCTTCCTAAAATATTATACTTTTCTAAACATTTTCTACCGCAGTTATTATTTGATACTGGGTTAAAAATGTTATATTTACTTTTCAAATCATTATCTATTTTTACAGTTCTACCTCCTTGATCTATTTCGAATAATACTTGAATTTGATTAACTGCATACCAAATAGATGAATTTTCATTTAAGTGTCCATTTTCTGAAACCTCATTAAATATATTGTCAATATTATTATCTAATATTGTTCTGCAAACTGTGCAAGGTGTTTTTATTATTTCGTTAGCTCCACCTCGTCCAACTGTTGATTCATATTTAAATCCTTTCAATGCGAAACACATATAAAAATCATTTGGAACTCTTTCATATAATACATTCATTATTCGAAATATTTCTGGTAATGCACCTACTACAAATGGAATTTCTTCAAATGATGTATAAAAACATTGAACTCTTGCACGTTCATATTTATTTTCATTAATTTTAATAGGTTCTTCTATTATTCCTGCATCTCTTACTGGAAATTCTTCATCCTCTTCTGTCCACTCAGGTAATGGCAAATAATCCCTCATTAAAAGATTTTCAACTTCTAATGTCGATAAATCTTGTCCGTGTCTTTTTAGATATGCTTTAACTCTTGATAAGTAACGAACATTTATATTGTGTCTAGCATTAAACTCTTCAATTGCTATTCTTAAATTTTGTTTTCTTTCTGCTTTAGCTTGCTTTATTGCTTCCTTTCTCTCTCTCTCTGCTTGTCTCCTTTCTCTTCTTTCTCTTGCTTGTCTTATTTCTCTCTCCCTTCTTGTTTCAGGTGGTAATAATAATGCCCTTAATATATTGTTCATTTTATAAAAACTTTATTAAAATTTTTTAGAAAAAATTATTCTATATATATAATAAAATATTTATTTAATATAAAAATAATTATTTAAATAATTATTTCCCCATTGTTTAAATCCCTTTAAAACCCTGTATGTTACTTATATAGCTT